CGACGGCTCACGGTTCCAGGAGCTTGAGCGGAGGCCGCAGGAGTTGCGATCTGCCGAGTGATATCGTCAAGACTGATCGAAGTGTTCGGTAGATCGAGCGGTTCTCCGGTAGACGGATCGACGCGCTCACGAGGAGCTACGGGAACAATCTCTTGTCCCGTGCCCTCGACCGAAGCAGGAGCGATCATGTTCGCGAGCTTCTGGCGTAGCGAGGTAAGTGTACCGCCTACCTTGCCGCCCTTAGCAAAACCAGGCTTCAGCCGGTCTCTATCAAAGACCGCCAGACTACGTGATGGACCTTTCGGTAGTGGCTCTCCAGTCACCGTCTCATAGAACTCCGGGCTCATGGGATCGAAATACTCAGCTGCATCGAATCCGGCCCGTTGTAATCGACGTTGAGCTCTAGTCCAGTCGTTGTTACTTAGGTTATGCCGGAGAGACCGTGCAGGTAAAGCCGAGATCACTCCCATCCCGTACGGAGCATGAGTAGAGAGCTGTTTTCCTAACTTCACATATTGATCGTAAAGGGTCTCTCCCTGTCCTTCTCTCCAACCGATTACTCCACGCTCGGACTTTCTCCAGAGCGCATCTCTTTGGCGCCGAATCGCGTCGGCGTCTGGATTAGAACGTCTCCAGGTCTCAGGAGCGGCGAGGAACTTGAGAATGTTCTCTCCCGTCAGGGGACGACTTTCAAGCCGCTCTAGAACCGCAGCGGCTAGGTCGGGATCATCGTCCGCAAAAGCCTCAGAGACAATTCTGCGAGCCTCCTCAGGAGTGTACTTGTGCGTCGTAGCCTGAAAGATAGCACGTAGCTCGGGTGTATATGCCTGAACCTGAGCTCCCGGAACTAGTTTCTTTCGCTTTGGAACCTTTAGCATTCCAAAGGGGCCAAGCTGGGCCTCCTCTTTCGGGGCCATCGCAAAGAAATTGGCACGTCCCTCGTCCTGGGTTAAGTGGATAGCTCTAGGAAAGATCGGAGCCGTAGCCTCTCTTTCTGGGTCTAGAGTCAAAGGGTCTTCCACTCTCGTGCCATGTAACCATCGTTGCGGCGACCGAACCGCGCCGCCTTTCGCGAATTTACCACCCGTCACGTACTCCTCCTCAGGTTCTTCCGGGGGAGCTATCGTACCTAATTCTGCCTCGATGCGGTTAAGGATTAATTCAGAGTCCGCCAGGTCGATGGTTCCCGCTTCGAGTGCGTCCTGAACCTCCTGACGAAGCTGCCCGGCCTGTTCTTCGAACTGTTTATTCATGAAATGCTCGGAGGTCGCACCAAGTGCCCCGCCAAATCCTGTGCCGATGGCGTAGTTCGCCATCTTCGGGTCGATAGTCGGAGCGAACCACTCGGCGGCGGCCATGACCGGAGCGAGCACAGGCTTGAGGAGCTTCGGGACCTTGGTCGCGATCCCCGGTATGCCGCCCATCGGAACCTGTCCGGCCATGATCCCGGCTGACTCTAGCAAATGCTCCTTGATTCCGCTCGGCTCATCGAGCTGGAGTTCGTCCATCATCCCTTCCCGCAGGAGGTTCCTCTGTCCTTGCGCCGCGCGCGAGATGTCTGGAGCGTCCATTTCCTCCTCGGCTCCACTGAAGACGCCGTAGAGATCCATCATATCCGCCGGAAGCCCAAGGGTCTCCGTAACCAGACCGGGCGGCGCGAGCGTACGCCGCTGACCCATAGCCTTGGCCCCGAGGTGCGCGAGACCTCCGACCAGCGGATTCGAGATGACGTTGAGCAAATCGGAGGTAGCTGGATTGCCCTCGTCGTCCGGAGCCATCCACTGCGACGCGAAGCCTCCCAACGGACGCTTGATATCGTCGGAGATCCCCGCGCGAGTCTCGTCCGAGACGAACGGTACCTGGTTGGCTAGCGAGTCGGCCGCAGCTCTCAGGTATTCGAGCGAAGACATTCCGCCGTCCGCTTCAGGCTTGACCGAGCCGCCCTTGGCCTTCTTCTGCTTTTCGTCGGAGCCGCCGAAGCCAAACTTCTCGATGAAGTAGTTCCAGCGGCCCTTCGGTCCGATCCGAGTCACGCCTTGCTCCTGCTCGCGTAGATGAGGCCAGCGCTCGTACATCTCCTCGCGCAGTCGAGCCGACTCAGCGTCCTGTTCGCGGAGTTGTTTCAGGACCTTATCGAAGTGTCCGCCTTTCGCCACGGCTACTCCTCCTCAGTCTCGGTCTCACGATTCCGGAGCATGTACATGCCGGCGCCCGCCGCAGCCCCTAGACCAGCCGCTGCCGCGCCGCGAGCGCCCCGCCGGCTACGGAGCCGCTTGAGGTTCTCCGCTCGCCGGATGAACTTGTCCATCTCCTCGGTCCGCCCGGATCGCAGAAGGTTGAGAACCTTGTTCGCTTCGGCCACGGTCAGTTTCGGCTTGTCTCGAATGACTCGGAGGGCCATGCCCATCGGCGCGATAGCGAACCGAAAGCCCGGCGCTTTCTTCGAGAGCCACTCCATTGGCGACATGCGACCACGCTCGCGATTGAGCATGGCGTTCTCGCCTAGGCTCAGGTTCTGCTGGCTCGTCCGGAACAGCTCGGCCTCGCGGCGGAGTGATTCGGAAAACAGCTTGAATTCACCCTCCGAGTCGAACAGCGGCCGTAGCTTCTCCATCATCTCCGGGGAGCCCACGATCCGCTGCGCCGCCTGATAGCCCTGCGCCGACGAGCGATCCATCATCTCGTAGAGACGCTGAGCCACTCCGGTTCGGAAGGCATTCTTCTGGTGGAACGTGAGGGTCGGTATCAGCTCGGCGATCTGCTGATGCTGGAGCTTCTCGAAAGCTCGGCCCTGCCGTAGCGCGTCCCGGACCTCGATGTCGGTCCCCTGAGACTGCCGACCCTCCTGATACTCCGGCGCCATCGCATCCACCCGTTCGAGGAACGTCGAGCGCAGGTTCCGGATCACCTCACCGAACTCGGTGTCTCCCTCCTGCGCGATCCGCTGATCGAAGCCCTTGCGGATATAGTCGTAGAACTCCAGCGACGGCTTCGCGATCATACCGTCCAGGGTCATCTTACCAGGCTTCTTGCCGGGCGTGTTCTCGTAGAACTTCATCGCCTCAGCGAGCGCGCTCTGGCCTTCTGGCGTAGAGAGAATCTCGCTGATAACCGGGTCCATCGCCATGCCTTCGTACTGGTCGAAGATACCCTTCAGGTTTCTTCGGCCCTCGACCTCGATTCGGTTCACCAGACGATTCTCCTGATCGAAGTAGTCATAGGGCTTCAAACCCTTGTTGACTCTCTCCTTTACGCGCCCCCGGCTGCCCTCTACTCGCTGCCGTAGCTCGCGGAGGGCTCGGGCCGCTCCGGCCTCGCCGTACTTAAACGCTTCCTCGGACAGGACCGTCATCCCCGGAGCATCGACATCCATCAGTGTCTCGGGAACGCCCATGCGTCGGCCCCTCTTGATGTCCTGGGCTACGGAGACCGGATCGAGACCGGCGCGATGCATCGCACCCTCTACACGCTGCTCCGGAACGCCACCGCGGACGTTTCTCAGGATGTTGTTGAGAAGTGCCTCGGTCGTGAGACCCGCACCTGTTCCGAGAACCATATCCGGAGCAACGCCCATCAGGTCGTACAGCTGACCGGCCGTCTCCATCCCGGTGGGCTCCTCGCGCTCCTCGGGACGAACGACAACCTCGTCGGGCAGCGTCAGGACCGGACCACCCTCTTGATAGCGACGGACCGGACCACCTTTCGCATTACCCTGTGGATTGTTCTGGAGGAACTCGGCGTCCTCAGGGCTGTCGAGCCTCGCGCCCGGCTGCAGAGACCGTCGTGCCTCGGGGCTCATGCCCGAGCCCTCGTCCTGGTCCACGTCGTCGAATCGGAAGTCGTCGGCCGAATAACCGATGGGCCCCTCGTACCCGAACAACGAGTTGTTGTTGTCTCGGTAGAACTGCGCGAGGTCCACACGATTCTTGTAGGCGCGCTCCAGCTGTTGAACAAAGGCTTCGAGTCGGCGAGCGTTCCGCCACTCTTCCAGGTTTGGGTTGTAGAGGCGCGAAATCAGGCGCTCGCCCTCGCGTTCCGTGAACTGCGAACCGAGGATCGGCCGTAGCTGTTCCTGAACGACGTATTCGATCAAGTCGCGAACGTCGGCGCCCTCCTGATTCGTAAACGCCTGTAGCCAGCGACCGACATAGGGAACCTGCGCAATGGCTCCGGCGTACGGTCCAGAGAGTGCATCGCTGTCGCCTCGCAGTAGCTTGGCGGCAAAGCTCTGGGTATCGATACCCGCACGACCTCGGCCCGCACCACCCTGAACGAAGTCCAGGTACTCCGGCGCATAGGCACGATTCAGAGCCGTAACCGACTGTGGAACAACGTTGCTGAAAGGATTCCGTCCCAGAGTAGTACGTCCCAAGTTCTCCAGGGCTTCGATCTGGAGCCGATTGTCGAGCTGCTCTCTGAGCTTCTCCAGCTCAAACTCGGCGGACGTAACTGAAGAATCGACCTGCGCCTCGGCTAAGTCCAGCTCGCGATAAGACTCATCGCGGTCACGCTCGAACTGCCTACGCTGAGCCAGAGGCTCTCGGATGGCGCCGAAGACGTTCGACACCGTCTCGCCTAGCGCTCCGGTTCTGGTGGGAGCCCCCATAGCCTGCGACGCCGCCAGTAGCAGCTCGCCCTTGTTATACTCCTGAGACTCTAGTCTCTCGCGCGCGTTCCTTAATGCCTTGCGAACCTGCTCGGCTTGCAGCTTCATCGCGTCGATGGCTGTCGAGGAAGACGGCTGTCTACGGCTCGCAAGCAGCTCATCAAGGATATCCTTGGAGTACTGCTGTGCCTCCGGAGTCGTGAACCGCCCGAAGGCGGCCATCATCATGGTCGAGGGGTCTAGCTGACCGAGCGCACCAGCTCCGCTGTCGACATCGTCGGCATCCAGCTCCTCCTCGACCTCGCCACCAACCTGATATCTAGTAGCCATGGATATGTCCCCATCTTTCTCCAGAGCAGATTTTCTTGACCGTTTCATAAGAGACCTCAAAAAGTTCAGAGATCTCTCGAAGAGTCAAGCCCAGCCGTCTCCGTTGGTGGATTTGTCGCACCTTTGATTCGGTTAATTTAGCGAAAGGATTCCGCGACCCCGTAAACGGATTACGAGCTTTTCGATCCTCCATGTTCTTTGTTTGGGTTCCAACATAGAGGTGTTTCGGATTTACACAGGCCGGAGTATCGCATCGATGAAGAACAAACTGCCCCAATCTCAACCGTCTCCGACGACTCCGCTCATAGCTGAAACGATGAGCACGAACAGCTGTCCCTCTCACGGATAGATAGCCATATCCTCGGCGAGTGGATCTCTGCCAGATATGACAAGGAGTAGAAAGAGGCCCTGAGGCCGCCTTCCAGCACTTATCGAATCTATTCACGAGCATATGCGTACCTCAATGCGCCGCCGCGATTGTAACGCCGTCGAACTCTACCACCACGCGCTGAACCCAATTCTTTCTTCGCGCCCGCCTGGTTCCCTCTGAAGAGGTCCCAGATACCCGCGACGCCTGTAGCCAACGAACCGACCTGCGCGAGAGGCGACGGCTGGTAAGCGTTCGCCGGTCCGTAGTTGCTGCTCGTCGTAACCTGGGCGGCGGGTACCCCGCGAATGACGTTCGACATCCAATCGACGTTCTGCCTGGGGTAGTCCCGTTGAGCCTCGAAGTCCGACCGAGCCAGATCGAGCGACTGTTGTTCGTCCCTCTGGAGTGTCTCGCCGACCGCGGCTTGCGACGCCGCGTCCCGAAGAGCCAGAGCTTGTCCAGTTTCCGCAAGAGCGCCTTGAGTCTGCGCTGACTGTAGGCCGAGACTCCCGACCGTCTGACCGAGCGCCCCCATTCGAGTGGCGTCCTGGCCGAACATCTGGCCGGCGTTCGTATAGGCGCCCGAGAGAGCTGCCTGGTTCTGAGCGTTGAGTCCCTCCGTCAAGTCCCGAACACCCTGGTCGACCGTGCGTCGCATCTGAGTGGATCGGGGAGTAGCTCCAGCCGCACCGAACTGCCGAGCGACCGCCGGCATGAAGTCCTCGTTCAGCGTCCGTGTCGCGAGCTGCGAACCTCGGTTGATGACGTTCTCGATATACGGGTCCATGTATTCCTGCGCCGCGCCAGGGAACGTCCTACCAGCCGCGGCGAGATACGGCTGTGCCGCGCCGAGGGCACCTTGCGCCGCTCCGGTTGCGCTCGTCATCAGGGGGTTATAGTTCCCCGACGCCTGCCGCGTAATCGCCATCGACCGCTCCTGGTCCGGAGTCAATCCAGCCAGACGCGGACCGCCATACGCCTGATAGCCCTCGCCGGCGATGGAGTTTGCCCGCCCGATGAGACCCTGGGTATAGTCTGAAAGCCACTTCGGCATGTCCGTCGTGCTGGAGCCATACGTCGTCGTAGAAGGCGGAGGTCTTCCCTCAAACAAGAAATCAAGCGCGCCCATGTTTAGCTCCTTTCATCTCAGCCGCTTGCGAGTTCCGAATCATTACTTTTCTCCCTCAGCTCGTCGGCGTTGCTTGGCCGAGTACCTTCGGTCCACCTGAGCCGAATCGTATGAACGTAGAACCTCGGAACGTGGATTGATACGGCGTAGCTCCTCGGCCATCTGCCGCAGCTCCTCAGGCGTTCGATGTCGAATCGGCGGCAGATCAGAAGCAGGCTTCGGCTTGAACTTGTCGAGTAGCCGGCTGATCTGCTCTCCGCTGATGAAGCCGCCCTTCGCGTAGTGAGGCTGGATCGTTGGCTCGTAGGCGTCGATCTCCGCCCGAACCGCGGGCTCCTCCTGCTTGCCAATTGACGCTTCCAGGCGATCCGCAAAGGCCACCAGATCCTTAACCGGGTCGGCCGACCGCTTGGCCGGAGTCTTCTTCGCCAGATCCTGAATCCTCGTAACCCGCTGACGTGCGCCAGCGACGTCGATCTCGCCGCCCTTAGCCTTCTTGACCGGGGGCGGAGTGTAGTTGTACGGATCGTGACCCTGCCTCTCGCCCTCGGACTTGTGACCCTTGGATTTCTTCATGGCTTCGATTAGCCGGCGCAGTGACTCGACCTCGGAGGTACGAGTACGCGGCTCGCTGCGCTGTTCGTGGAGGTAGCGATTCAGAGCGCCGCCCTTCGCCATCAACGGACGCTGCGGGTGATTGGCGAGTTCTCCGAGAAGGTCGGCCTGTCGGTCTCTCGAAGTCTCAGGGTTAATGAGTGTCCGAACCATTCGGTCGGCCGGCGTAACGGGAGCCACCTCTCCGCCTTCGGACAGACCCAGGTACTCCTCCGGTGCCTTCGCGTCCGGAGAGATTTCGCCCTTCGCCAATGCCCCGCCCTTGTGTTGACGGATGCTAGCCCGTAGCTGGTCGAGTCTCCGAGCGCCTTCCTCGGCCGATCCGTCACCTAGGAGCGCCACCGACTCAGCGTCCATGACGTACTCTCCGTCAGACAGCAAAGCCTCTACCGTGTCGTCCCGGCCACTACCCTGCCCGCTGACGAACTGAGGACTGCCCATCGCCTGCGCAAGGCCACCCTGCGCCGCTCGAACGCCGCGACGGGGGTCTCGGACTGAGGCATCGCCTACCGGCTGAGGAGAGGCCACATCGGGAGCGATCTGAGGCTCTACCGGCGTAAACTCAGCGTCCGTGAAGAATCGATGCTCACCGCTGGTCTTCCCGTAGTTCCTCAGGTTTTGGGGCATCGCCGTCTGCTCGCGACTCATCTGCATCTGGGGCAGTACGTCGTTACCCTGCGTCCAGCCGGGCGGCGGCCCGGTCTCTACGTCGGGTGGATTCAGCATCGAGAGGCCACTGGCGAGCGTCGCGCCTCCCTTGATGATATTTCCGAGGTTCAGCGATCCGTCCGGATTGCGAACGAAATTCTTGGCTGCGTTCCCGATTTGGCTCCAGACGCCAGGAGTCGCCGCCTGCGTTACGGCGGGAGAAACGGCGGTCGCGTCGATGAATCCGAGACCCGGAACGTAGGTGCTACCCCCCGTACCCGCCCCGGCGAGTGCGCCCTTGATCGTCGTGCCCTTGATGCCTGCTCCAGCTCCAGCCTTGGTACCAGTACCGACACCAACCTTAGTCAAAGCCCCGGTCTTGGCTCCGGCCGAGCCGGCCCCCAGGGCTCCGAACGCCCCGGTAGCCAATCCAGCCGTCCCAGCGGCAGCCGCCATCGTTAAGAGAGCCTTCTTTTTTCGATCCCGAACCTGCTGTCGGTATTGACGGTGAGCGGCGGCGCCCGCTTCGTTCTGCGCTTGCTGTGCAGCATTCCGTTCAGAGATCCACTCGGGGTCGGTAGTGCGCTTCTGAAAGGCGGTGAGATAGTCCTGTTCGTTGAGCCCCGTCTGAATCCCCAGCGCAGCGGCCTGCGCATCACGTTCGGCCTGAGCCTGTTCGGGACTTATGGATGGCGCTTGATTCAGTACGTCAAGCTCGGAGTAATAGTCCGTCATGTTAGAACCTCACGGGTCCAAGTACTTGGTTGAAGCGGAATGCCCAGTCTAGCCAGTTCGAGTATGCATCCGGATCGGGCGTTAGTATACCTTGGAGGCTGAGAGTCTGTCGAACGTGGTATCCCCAGAGTCTCCACTCTAACCCGGTCCGGAGTACCATGAGAGGTACTACTCCAGAGAATAGGTCCGAGGTGTAGTCTACCCAGTCGATGGCGGAAAGTCCTCTCGGGTCGATCACGTTCACTGTGTCTTCCTTCCGCCCGCCGGCTGAATATGTCCGATGACTCTACCCATCTCGTAGTTTCCGTCGATGTCGTTGGACTCGAACTTGAAGCTCATCAGTCGGTGCGTGAACTTAGTTTGGGCCAGCTGCCTCTCCGCTTCCACACCGACGGCGACCGGTTCCTGTTCTGTGATCGTGATGGGAGCGTGGACAATCTGGGGCGCCCGTGCATTAGCGCGACCCTTCACGGTCAAGATCAAGCTCTGCGCCTGAACGAAGTCCGGCTCTATGGTAGAGATACCGAGGGTACCGTCCTCGGGCTCATCAGCAGAGAGCATGGAAATCTCGTTGGTCTCGAAGTAGGACGGAATCGGCTCGGTCGAGGCGCCGATGGCGTTGACCCCGGTCTCGTGCTGCCAGAGGGTGTACCCGACTGTTCCCAGATCGACGCCGGTCATGAACGGCTTGAAGTAAACCTTCGCGTAAATGCCGTCCGATCGGCCGCCATTCGGAAGTGCCGTATCATACCAGTAGTTCTCGCGGACGTTGTAGATGATCGCGTGGTTACACTCCGTCGCATCGTCCAACGGAAAACACCACCAGATTTCCCCAAACCGCGGAACCTTATACGCAAAGCATTTCTGCCTCTGCGCCATATTGATACGATCGAAGAAAAAGTTGGTATTAAACGTATTCGGAATCTCTCGAATAACTCCGTTGTACGAGAGCCAACGGTCTACCCCCGGCCAGAAGTATATGCCGTCGTACTCGATGATACTACGAGACGACATCACGCTGATCTCACCGACCGTATCAAAGTCCCAGATCGGTGTGCCGCCAGCGTTCAGAGACATGATCAGAAGCGAATCGAGCGACCAGAGGAGGCCCGCAGGAACGCCCCCGCCTCGAACCTGCAGGCCTCGGATGATCTTCTGCTGAGTGATGAAATCCTCGTCCACGGTATCCGCGACGTTATTCGGAGTCTGGTTCCACTGAATCTGACCACCGCTTCCGAACGTGATGTAGTAGCCGCCGACGACGAAACCGCCTCCGCTCAGAGGATCGCGATTCACTCCGATGGCCGCCAGGGGCGCGACTCCCGTCAACGGGCCGTACCAGAAAGGCTGCACGTCATCGCTCGCGATATTCATGTTCGGTGCCACATGGGCGACGAGAACAGTTTCCCCGGCGATGACGTCAAAGATCGCGTCGAACTGCCAGATGTTATCGGTGCTACCGACGAGAGCCGGTGTCCGGTCGTTGAAACCAGTCTGCACTCCCAGGTTATTGATCCGACGCTGCGTCAGCTCGTTAGCGCTCCCTAGATGCACGTACTGCGTCTGGTTGACCGAGAACGAATGAATACCGTAGATGATCTCGGCCATCGACTGCGTGACGGAGCGATAGCCCCCAATTTTCCGAGGAAGTCCTCTCTGAAATCGACACCATAGGCCGTCCACGTACGCCTTACAGTCGAATACAGTACCGTCACGCTGGATACCGGGCTCAGAGCGAATCGGAACGATAGCCATTAGTTCGGCCTCTTTGCATAGAAGTAAAGTGAACCGTTTGCGTCCCCGCCGTCCTGATCGAATCTCGTGATCTGAAACGAATCAGTATCGTCCTCACCTACCACGCAATACTGATTATGATCTCCGTCAAGATCCGCGACAGCGGTAGCAGTGACATGGAGTTGCTCCCCGACCGTCTGCGTCACCTCGCAACGACCGGTAGCAATCTTGGCTACCGACCAGCCTACGGGAAGGTTACTGGCGTCGATACCACCCGCTCCGATAGTAACTGCACCTGACCAAACGAAGCCAATCTCGGCTGTATTCGGGGCATCCGTGAATAGATGCCAGGTATCGGTCGCGACCTTCCAGAGCATCGCGTTGTAGCCTGGCAGAAGGGGGAACGTAGCAGGATTCGTAACGGCCTGACCCTGAACGTTGAGGATAACCGCGCCTAGGGGTGTGAACTCCAAATTTCCGCCGGAAGCCTCGTCGTTGCTATATAGGATAATCGTTCCAGTCGGAAACGCTTCGCTGGCATTCTCCGGAATCTCGATCACGCTTCCACCGCCAGCACTCGCCTCGTACTGGAGGGTCCAGTTGGTGGTACCCTGGGCAATAGTCGCGTTGGGCGGACTTTGGACGAACGCCTCCAGCGGGCCCCAAACCGGGTTGTTGTTCGTACCGGTATTCATCAACGGCCGCTTGAAGACCGTATGTTTCGCGAGGCGCGCGAGCTGGTTGACTGCGTCCGAGTAGATCAGATCGCCTTGCGCGTATGCGATGAGTCCGGTCCCACCGTTCCCGGTCGGTAAAGTTCCGATGACCGCCGCGACAGCGGCTAGATTGACCTGACCGAACCCCAAGGACGTGCCAGCGTCATTGACCCGAAGTACCTGACTGTTCGTACCGGCAATCGAGCCGCCAACGCCGGCGGAGTTCACTGACCGCCCGAAGACGCTGGTTCCCGAGAGATTCGCGATGTTCGCGTGCGGAAGCTGTCCGGTCACGCCGTTCGTCAGATCAACCTGCGCCCAAGTCGGAGCGTTCAACGCGCCTGTGTTCGAGAGGTATCTCGTCGCGTTCGTATCCTTCGACAGTCGAGCGAGAACCTGTGCGGCCGTTGCGTAGATCAGGTCTCCCTGAGCGTAGGTCGGAAGCCCCGTTCCACCGATGTCCGTTGGAAGTAGGGCCGTCGCCGGAGCGCCCATTGCCGAGATCACGTCCGAGGCGTCGGAGTAGAGGATCAGTGAGTATCCCTGCGGAACGACGACACCTGCGCCGAGACCGGTCTTGACCGTGAGGGGAAAGGCTCCGCTGGTCTCGTTAGAGACCCAGTACTGTTGAACGGTGTTCGGGACGATTATGTTCCGAGGACCGGTAAGGATACCGACCAATGAGTACGAGGTCCGGTTCAGCTCCGTTCCGCTTAGGACGTAGTCACCGGTCCCGGCGACGTTGACTGTGACCGTATCGAAGTTCTGCGGAGTCGTCCGCGTCAGCCCTATGGTGTAGTAGTTGACGCCGTCGGTGTAGAGGATCGCTGAATTGAACGGAGCCAGTTCCAGATCGGCCTCTCCGTCAATCGTACCAGCCGCGGGAGTAATGGTCCAAGTTCCGACACCGTTGTTGCGGATATAGACGAACCAGTCGGTACCCAAAGTCGCGGGAGCGGGAAGCGTTCCGGCACCGACGCCACCGGTCCACTGGACGACAGTCGCTCGATCTGCGTCCACGATGGCCAGAGGACTAACCGCTGACGACCGTGGCAGGAGTCGGACGTTCAGGGTGGTGAGGATCGCTTTGAGGCCTGCTCCCGCGAGAGCTGCCGCTACGGCCGCCGAAGCGCCGGCGCCGAACTCGAACGTGCGCCAGACACCCGCCTGCGTCGTATTGTCGTTGAGATAGAACTGCCAAACCTCTCCCGAGGCCACGGAGCCGATGTTCGCTCCCGTATTGTCGAGAATGCTGATCGTATTCACGCCAACGTTGTTGACGAGGATCGACTGACCAGGCCCTGTGATCCGAGCATCGGGGAATGTGATCGAGAGCCCAGCGGCTGGAACGAGTTCCAGGATGTCGGGGAAGACGTTCTGGCCCGGTATCGCGACCTCGGTAGGCCACTGCAGTGTGACGTTCGCGGTAGGCGCAAGCGCCAGGAACGAGAGATCCGACGGAAAGATATTCTGTCCGCCGAAAACGTCGGTGTAAGACATTAGACTGTCCTCCGGGTGACGGTCCGGTCAATGATTCTCTGTAAGTCCTGTCCGTTGAGTTTTCCCATCTGCTCAACGTAGCTCGCCTTCCACTCCTGTGTCCAAGGGCCGTCCTTGAGGAACGGGAACGCCTGTACGAGCGAACCGTAGAGCAAAGCCTGCGGAGCGAAGTCCGTCAGCCAGTTCGTCTGATTCACGTTATCGAGAAGCGGCGGTTGTTGCCAGTAGTTCCACTCAAACGGATACGCGAAGTCTGGTGTTGGAGCCACCAGGATATGCGTATAGTTGTAGTCCGCCCAGAACTCCGGCTGGTCCTGTAAAGCCGAGTTCGGCCAGTAGAGCCGACAGTATTCGTACGAGCGCGGGTATAAAGGAACGCGCTCTTGGAGCGGCCCTACGCCCACGCCAAAGTTCAAGCTGGCCGTCGCACGCCAGC